AATCAATTGCATCTGCAAGTGCAGGAGGTGGAGACCCATTTCCATTTACAGGTAATGCAGAGATTACAGGTTCTTTAATAGTATCTCAATCAGGTTTAAGTTCCGGAGATGATGTATTTTTATTAGGTTATCCAAGAACAGGAGGTAACTCTCTTCAAGGAGTTATTAGAAGTACGGTAGATGATGGAATGCATTTCTATGGTAATAAATTCTTTAACAATGGTTCTAATACATTTAATGGAGGTATAACTGGTTTTGAAGCAGGACCGGTTCAAATGGGACCAGCAGGTTCACCAGTAAATTTAGAGTTTCAAAACGGTAGTGCAATAGTAGTAAATCCCCAAAGTAGTACTTTACCTATAACAGGTAATGTAGATATAAGTGGTTCTTTAGCTATACTTGGAATATCAGATGTATCAGCATCAATTGCAGCAGCAAGTGGTGGTGGTGGTTCAGTTCCAGCAGGAACAGTATCTGGTTCTTCACAAATAGATTATCCTTTAATTTCAAACATACCAGCAGGAATTGTAAGTGGTTCATCTCAGATAGATATAACAGCAACAACAAACTATGGTGATGTAGCAACACAAGCTGGAAACAATACCTTTAGTGGTGATAACGAATTCGGTACTAGTGGTACAACACAAAACTTTAACGGTACTAACAACATACCAACAATAGCTGGTGATGTAATAGTATCTGATGGAGGTAATGGTAGTACTATTACAGTACAAGGAACAGGTGGTGGTGGTAACAGAGCAACAAGAATGGATGTAATAAATGTTACTGCAACCAACAATGGAACTGATAAAGCCTATTTAGGAGGAGGGTTTGGTTCATATTTTTCTGTGGTTGATAGTTTAACAAACGATGAAATTGGATTTGTATTAAAATCACAAACGTATTCTGGTACTGGTTGGACTGGACCAGGTATATCTAGTAATGCAAACAATGGATATGAAACAGTAATGGGATGGCAAGACCAAGCCAACTATACAGATAATAGAACAACCTTTAGAACACCAGCAGAATTCCAAGATTTAGTTGAAATAAAGAAAGCAGTTATTACAAACGTTACATCAGTAACACCAGATGGAGTTAACAATATAGAAATTGATTTTGCAACAACTGGCATACAAGAGGTAACTCTTGGTAATGGTGTTACAAACTCCTTTACTACAAATAACGTAACTGCAGGTCAAACTATAAACCTTAAGATTACACAAAACGCTACAGCAGCAAGTTCAGTATCATTCAGTTCTGATTTTAAACAACCAGATGGTTCAGCATATGTACCAACAGCTGATTTAGGAGCAGTAGATATATTAACTTTAATGACATTCACTTCTACAAGTGATGTATATATTGTTGCAGTAAACAAATTCGTATAATATGAGAGTATTGCCTTTTAGTTATTTAGAACAACCAACTGCAGCAGCAGCCGCAGGATGGCCAGATCAATCAATTAGTACTTGGACATCTTCAGGAGAAGGAAACCAATGGTTAACTGAAGGAACATCTTTATTTAATAGTTCCAATACAGTTTCATATGGTACACCAACTTATATCAGTACAACTACTTCCAACAGTTGTTGCTTTTGGGCAGGTGGTACTCTTGCTCCTGATGGTAACATATATGTGTTAGGTCACCTTGAAGATAACATGTTGGTGATTAATACCAATACTGATGTAATTTCTTACATAACATTTCCTGCATCAATTGGATTAAATCCAAGTGCACATGGTGGAGCATATTCAGCAATTACTAATAGTCTTTACTTTTGTACACAATACGGTATAGTATTTTATAACTTAACAACTGCCACTTGGTCTACTGCATATGCGTATCCACGTTCAGGTATTGCTCAAGGGTTTATGTTAGGACCTTCATTGGATGGAACTAAAATATATTACCATGGATTCTTTAGTGTAAGAGAAATAATGTACTTTGATACTACAACAAGTACAAATGTAGCAACAGGAGCTACTTACGCAGGTGATAGACTTGGTGGTACTTTAAGTTGGAACGATAAGTTCTTCATGGGTGGTGGTGGAGGCTCAAGTGATTTTATGTCTTACGATGTAGCAACTAATACAGCAACTGCATTTGGAAATGGAAATATCAATCCAGATATATATAGAAACGCAGTACAACATCCTGATGGATATCTGTACTCGTTCCCTGGATATGGTGGTGGATACATTAAGAAAATTGATCCTGTACCCTCACCTCCTGTAATGACAGATGTTTTAACAGGTATACTAAGTAGTGGTAATTTCAATTCTTATAGAGTTGGAGGAGATGGTAAAATCTATATGGTAGGAGCAAGTAATTATCTTGGGGTATATGATGTAGCAAACAACAGTTTTAGTTTCTCAACCATTACTGGTAAATATGAAGGAATGTCAGTAGGAGCAAATGGAGATATCTATTGTATTCCTTGGTCTGGTGGAACAGATGTAATGAAAATACCAGTAGTAAATGGAAGTGTAATTACACCTACTAACCCTACACCATACAATGGTTGGACTGGAAGATTACAACCAACTTAAACAATATATATAATATACATGACACATTGTCATGATACAGTTATTTAAAAATAACTATAATCGGTATAACGTTTGTTATACTTTAATAAAAACCAAATATTAATAATTATGAATTCAAACACAGTACTTGGAAAGATTATGACATTACTATCTTTAGATAGAGGTGAACTAAATCTTTCATTCGCTCGTTTAGCAGATGGAACTATTTTGGAATCAGAATCATTTGATGTAGGGGAAAAGGTAGAAGTGGTATCAGAAGACGGTACTAAATCTCCGGCTCCTGATGGTGAACATGAATTAGAATTACGTGATGAGTCAGGTAATAAAGAAACGTTCAAAATCATTACTAAAGATGGCTTGATTACAGAAAGAGAAAATGTTGAACTAGAAGAAGAAACAGTAACGGTTGAACCAATTCCCCAATCAGGAGAAAAGGTAATCGGAGCTGAGAAACAAAAGATGGCTGAAGAAGTTGACGTGAAAGTTGAAGAGGATATGGAAGACGAGGAAATCGTTGAAGTAGACTTAGCAGAGGTAAGTAAAAAGGTTGAAGAACTTTCTTACAGAATCGAAGAACTTGAAAAGAAACTAGAAGCAGCTGAAGAAGAAATTATTGAAGAAGAAACAATGGAAGAACATGAGGATGACGAGATTGAATTACAATCTAAGAAACTTAGTGGAGCTCCTGTTGAATCTAAATCAATGTTTAACAAAAAGAAAAATAACAAAGGGACTATCCCTAACTACCATGACAGTGTTTTAGGTAGAATGTATAGAAACTAAACTTACAAACAAATTAATTTAAAAACAAAATGAGAAAAATTCAAAAATTTACTGCAGGTAACCCTTCTGTAACATCTACATATGCAGGTGAAGCGGCTTCGGATTACATTGCGGCAGCGTTGTTAAGTGCTAGAACACTTGATAACCAGTTAATCACGATCAAACCAAACGTAAAGTACAAAGAAGTAATTCAGAAACTTGATGTAGATGGTATCGTACAAGATGCAAGTTGTGATTTCGTAACTTCTGGTTCAGTAGCAATCTCGGAGAGAGTGTTAACGCCAAAAGAACTACAAGTTAACTTAAGCTTGTGTAAACAAGAATTCTTAGATTCCTGGGAAGCTTTATCTTTAGGATATAGTGCCTTCGATGAAATTCCAAGAAACTTTAATGATTACCTAGTATCTTACGTAGGTGGTAAAGTAGCAGAAGCTACAGAAACTTCAATCTGGCAAGGAACTGCTACAAACGGTTCATTCCCTGGATTTGAAAATGCATTTTCTGCATCAGCAGCAACATTAGTAACTTCAGCTGTTCAACCAGCAAGAACTGGTGGTGATGGAGCAATCATAAGTGGTTCAATTACTTCAGCTAACGTTGTAGATAAATTAACTGCTGTATATGATACTATCTCTTCTGAAGTATTTGGAAAAGAAGATTTAGTAATCTATGGTGGAACAAACGTAATCAAAGCTTATCAATCAGCTTTATCAGGTGTAACTAATGTAGGTTCATTCAACAACCAATTGAACGTAGGTGAGAAACCATCTAACTTCCAAGGTATTGAAATCGTATTAGCACCAGGAATGTCAGCTAACGCTATTGTAGCAGCACAGAAATCTAACCTGTTCTTTGGAACTGGATTGCTTTCGGACTATAATGAAGTGCGAGTTTTAGACATGGCGGATCTTGACGGATCACAAAATTATCGTGTGATTATGAGATATACTGCAGGAACGCAGTTTGGTGTAGCAAGTGACATCGTTTATTACGGAGCATTTTAAGGTATACCCTTAGATTAAATTCAAACAGATAAGGGGAACTTAACCCTTCCCCTATATCTTTTATTAACATTAAAACAAAGAAATACTATGAGTTGTTTATTAACACACGGACGTGAGGAAGTTTGTAAGGAATCGGTAGGGGGACTTCAAGGAGTTTACTTTATCAATTACGAATCAGGCTCTTTTACTAAGACCGTAACAGGAGATAACCTTGGAGAATTAAGTTCTCTATCAGGTTCTACTGTATATTATTACGAACTTAAAGGTACTTCTGCTTATACTGAAACTGTTAATTCTAGTAGAGAGAACGGGACAACGTTCTTCTCTCAAGAATCTACATTAAATCTAAAGAAACTTACCAATGAAATGACAACACAATTAAAGGTGTTAGCATATGGTAGACCTCAAATGATTCTATGGACAAATAACGGAGATGCATTACTTGCTGGTGAAGACCATGGATGTGATTTAACGGCTGGTTCTATTTCAACTGGAGCTGCATTAGGAGACCTTTATGGTTATTCTATTACAATGACAGGTGAGGAGAAACTACCAGCAGCATTTATTAGTGGTTCAACAACAACATCACCGTTTGCGGGAATGGCTGTTGTAGACCAACCGATTATTGTTGCATCGTAAGTATATAAGAATACTTTTATAAAATACAAAAGACTACACTAGATGTGTAGTCTTTTTATTGTCTTATTGTGAGATAATTATAAGTTATGAGTTAGTTGTTATATATGTAATACAAAACAAAACACTATATATGTTATCATATTATATATCACAGAGTAACGAGTT